TTCAGAAGGGTCGTTTAACAATAGTGTCATTGATATTTTTCTAACCGGAGGTTCGTGTTCCATGTTCACATCACAATCCATATGCCAATCATAGAATCCTCCTTGAGGGTATTCTGTAAACTGTGCATTCTCCGTAACTTGTATGTCACCAAAACCAAAATGATTTTCATTTGCTTTTTGAATAAATGAATTTAAATCCCGATACATATGTCCCATTTCTTTAAATGGAATCCAACTTATTGTCGTTACTCTTTTCTTTGTATCGGTTCCACCCCCTGGTTTATTCATACCCACTTGTGCTTCTTGCGGTTTCTGTGCTCTACCTGATGCAATAATTTGATTACATTGATCTGGTGTGAACAAGGGTGTTGTCGTTTGAACAATCCAACTTTTCCATTTAGGTTCTGTTATTATTTTATTTTCGTACATTAATCTCTCCCTCTGTTCATTATTGGGTTATAGTCTACATCCATGTTTGCAGACAACGTTCGTCTATATCCTGGTCCATTAAAAGGGTAGACACAGTGTCTAACATCATATGGAAATATATAAAAATCTCTCTCTTTAATATCAGGAGAATAATCACAGGTTGCAAATTGACCGGATACCGATCCCATGATTTGTAATTTTCCATTCATAGGGTTTTGTTCTGATGAATATTCTACTCCAAAAGATTCTGGTAATTTTAAAATCATAACACTTGATAGACCAGTATATAAAGAACCTTGGTGCACGTGCACTGGATTGTATTCGTGTTGAAACATTTGATTAACCCAAACGGAGTTTAAAGATTTTTTATATTCTTTGATCTTATTAAAATCTAGATAGTGACCCATAGCTTTATCAACCCATTGCAATACATTATCTGGTAACATATTGTGGTGATGCATCTTTGAAGTGTCTGCTCCTTGATAAAATAAACTGTGTTCTTTTTCAATCTTACCAACCAATTGTTTATTAGCTGGAGGTAGTGTTGGATACTTTGTTTCGTAAATATTGTTGATAGTGTTAAATACATCAAGGGGTACTTGATACTTTAAAACTGTTTGTCCTAAGGGACAGATACTAAAATTTAATGTGTCCATAATTCTTTCTAATTCGTTCTGGAATCTTTTCAATGTAGGGATTATATCTTTTCTCTACTTTGCCACTCCAAACTTTGTGCATATTACCACCTACCACTTTATCATCATAAGGTAAACCGTTAATATTAATTTGATCTAGATCAAAAAACCTATGATTAAAATAAGGCTCATCTAAAAATTGATATATTTTTCTAAACTCTTGTTCTGGGTTGGTGACCATATCATCATATTTTACAAAGTGACATGTGTCTTTATAATTAAAAGCGTTTTTAATTGCTTCTAAATCTTTAGCAACTGCACCATCTTTATTCATAATCATTCCAAGTTTTTCATCATCATTTTTGCAATTAAATCTATTAGGAAATGCATCGGGGTTTTCTGTGTACCACTGCATATAACTTGCAAGGACATCCATTAAATCTCTAAGAACGACAATACATTTAAAGGGTCGTTTAAAATGTTTTTTAAATAATTCAAAATTACCGATTGTTGTTACAGGTCCCCGGTCAATGATTACTCTTTGTGGCCAGTTTTTATAGTAAATATCATAGACTGAATCTAATACATTATCTAAAGACTTGTGGTCTTGGAAATTTTGAAAGACATCTGTTTGTTTAAGGAGAAAGAGATCTTTCATAATCTCTAACGTAATAGAGTTTGCAGTCACCACTAGATCTTTATTCTGGTTCATAATCGATGCGAACATCGTATTACCAGATCGTGGTAGTGCTACTAAAAAAAATAGTTTCTTATTCTGGTTTGGCTCCGAGGTCATTAGTCAATCGTTCTTTCTTGTTATAGATCATTTCTCCTGATTTTTTAACTCTTTCTATTGTTTGTAATTGTCCTAATACATTAAACACTTCCGGTTGCGAAGAACCTGATGTTAATGTCTCTGCTTTGTTTTTCATTATCAAATGATAAGAGTCTAATTGATGTCTGTTAACATCTTTTGTATCAAAAGACCCATCGTCAAATTCTTTTTTTAAAGAAGACCATAATTTAATTTCTCTCATTCTATCACGTGCCACAAGTTGCATGTTAGCGACTGAATAAGTTTTCTCATCTATATCTATTTGAATAAGTTCTAATTTAATTGGATCTTTTTCAGTCTCTAATTTCTGCTTTAATTTTTTAAGTTTAACTTCATTACGTCTAGCATCAAAAGATAAAGACATTAAGTTTTCTAAGAATACATTTTGTTCCCTAACACACTGCCAATATTTAGAAGCCTTCGTTGGATACTTAGCATCTTGAAGAACAGACATTCTCATTTCTGTTTCAGTTCTAAAGACTTGTTTCTTAGTCCAAGTATCTCTTAGCTCTCCTGTTAATTCTTTAAATTTAGAAACATCTTCTGCATCTAATAAATTATTAAGACTCGGTGCTTCTTTTACAATTAGCTCATGTATATTTCTTTTTTCAGTCATTGTTTATTCCTTTCATTGAATAGATTTAATATAACCATTACTGGTCATAAGTCAAGTTAACTTGTAGTGATGTTTTTAATTTGAGTTGAAGGTCCAGTAAATGCTTCTGTTACTGCTGTTATCGATCCAGTGTTTCCACCAATAGCAAGAGCTGCAGTAGTAGTTCCAGAACCACTAAGGCTGCTTCTAGCTGTAGCTAGAGAATTAATAGTTGTCCAACTAGAACCATCGTATTCTTCTGTTGCTCCTGTTTTTGCTGGTAGTGCACCACCAAAAACTAAAGCTGCGGTTTGAGTCCCACAACTTCCTAATCCATATTTAGCAGTTCCCATTGAAGTTCCCGAAGTCCAAGATGAACCATTATAAGATTCTGCAACTGCAGTTATACTACCTGGAGATATCCATCCACCGAGAGCTAATGCCGCTGTTTGTGTACCAGAGGAAGCTAAAGCTTGTCTTCTTTGACTTAATGCACTAACTGCTGTCCAAGCAGAACCATTATAAGATTCTACCTCAGTTCTAGATCCATTAGCTGCTGGTTGACCAGATAAAAATCCCCCTGCATATAATGCCGCTGTTTGTAATCCAATTCCAGTTCCTGAATATCTATTTGAATTTATATCTCCACTTGTTGTCCAAGTAGATCCATTCCACGATTCTGTTGAAATCCAGGATCCGTAAGGACCAGCAGGACCGGTGGTATTTGAATAACCTGCAAATCCTATTGCTGCTGTTTGCGTTCCAGCGGATCCTTGTGAACCTTTTGCATAAGACATAGTTGGTTGACCTGTCCAACTTGTTCCATTATAAGTTTGAGATGTATTTAAATATGTAGAACCATTATGACCACCAAAATAAATACTTGCAGTTTGAGTTCCAGAGCCAGAGGCTCCTCCATTATTAGTTGCAGTCGGTAGTGCTCCTCCTGATGACCATGAACCAGCTAAAACCATACCATCAACACGCAAATTACCTGTAGTAGAATTATACCATACCTGTCCATTTTCTGGATTTGCAGGATCTGCTGATAAATATTTAACTCTCAGTCCTCTAATTGTGTTGTAGCCAGCCATTTATAAATTCCTTATGGGAGTGTTATTGGACCTGGTCTATCGTGCATAGTTTTCTGCTCATCAGACAACAGATCCCACGCTTCTTGTGCCGCAGTTACTTCTGCAGTCACTAAAGCCTGTGCTTCCGTTTTTGTCTTTTCAACACCGTTCTTTTCAGCTAACCATAAAGCGCCTTTTTCGTTGTTACCAACGACCCAGACGTCTGCAGGGTGCCCTGAAAGGTAAAAGTTTCGTCTATCCGCATGGGTAAAGAATCCTTTTCCAGTGTTTGTAGCAGTACCATATATAAATAGTGCCATAGTGTTTACTCCTTTGTTATTGTTATACTCTTAATTTTATTCATTATCAACTTGTTGTTAGTGTTTCAATGTTAAGTGCTGTTGTATCACCTGTAAATTCTTCTGTTATTGCTGCAGCTGGATTATTTCCTGTAGCTATTGCTGCTGTGTTAATTCCAAATCCTGCAAAATAAGTTCTTCCTGTTGATAGACTAGGTCTTGTTGACCATGAAGTTCCATCATAACCTAAAGTTTGAGTTCCTGTAGTATTAACCCCAAAAGTTAATGCTGCAGTTTGAGTACCAGCCCCGTGATTAGATTTATTGGCAGATATCATATCTCCACCTGCTGTCCATGAAGAACCATCATATTCTTGTGTGTTAACTACTGCTGTAGGTCCTGGAGAACCTCCTGCACCACCTGCTTTTAATGCTGCTGTTTGAGTTCCACATCCAGCTGAAGCCCAAGTTGTTGGACTTAAAGCACCACCACTTGTCCAAGAACTTCCACCATACTCCTCTGTTGCAGATAGACCAGCTGGAGAAGCAGGCACATAGCCGCCAAAAACAAGACCTGTTGTTTGAGTTCCACATCCTGCTAAATATTGTCTTCCTGTACTTAAAGCTCCACTAGCAGTCCAGTTAGTTCCATCATAATTTTCCGTTGTAGTTAAACTACCTGCTCCTCCAGCCATAACTGCTGCAGTTTGCACTCCAAAACCACATGCAGAATTTCTACCCGTATTTAAATTAGGTCCTTCTGTCCAAGAAGTACCATCATATTCTTCAGATACATCTTTATTTGGCCCTCCTCCAAAAGCTAATCCTGCAGTTTGTGTACCCGCACCACTTAATAAGCTTCT